TCTTCAGTTGTAGTGATTATAGGAGCGCCACTAACTGGAGTAAGTGTTACAGTCGTAGTTTGTATACCTGCAGAAAAGATACCAGTTCCATTAGTTTCATAAAAATAGATAACATCTCCGACTTGGACTACTGCAATGGTAGCACTGCCATTGCCTGCTACGTTTCTCCACAGATATGAAGAAACAACTACACCAGTTCGGTCGATGTCTTTAGTGATGTAATTTCCTTCTAAATCAAACCCTGGGCGTCTGTATACACTACCATCTAGATCGAACTCACAGTCGTACGTCTCGGTAACTGCATTGTCTGGAAAGTTTAATCCAGTAGCTTCAGTTATTAAGCCATTTACAAAATTGTTCTCTACGACTACGCCAATTTCCTGCGGCATTAAACCCTCTTACGAGCAAAGTTAGGTAGGAGTTCGAAATCGCTGCCACCAGAGCCAGGAAGACCAGTAGGAATTCCTCGTCTACTTTTCTGGAGATGAGTCCAGTTTCTCTTTGCACTCTGCTCAGCCTTCGCATGAGCAGTCTGCTTCAACTCCATCCAAGCAAGACTCTTAGCTTCACTGAGAAGAAGAGCAAATTGGTTTGGTTGGAGGTTTGGAACGAAGGTGTCAGTAGATTCGAAGGTAGTTCGACGTGGACCATAAGCTAATGTTTTACTAGCTTCAAGTGTAGTCGAAACATCGCTGTCGTAACTATCGAATACCATAGTTGTGTCATCAATAGTAGTATAGTACTGAGGAGAAGCTCCGTTCTTATAAGCAAACGTAACTACACTTCCTTCCGCTACATAATCGAAAGAACCTGTGTCTGGTTGACTTGGATTGAAGTTATGAATATACTCGATGAAATCCCCTGGAGGAAGAAACTTCATTTCATTCCAGATAGGATCGACATCACCATTCTTAACACTGTTGTATTTAATCCATTCAATACGATCCATGATCTCTGGTTTATACATCAACGTCGGCTTAGTAACGTCATTGCTTGGTAGAAGATTGAATAACGTTTTATTGCTCTGCAGTCCACCTCGACTGATGATGTCATCGTAGACAGACTTGATAATAGATACGACTTGCTGTGATTCTACAGTATCGTTAATACTATTGACTTCATCGCTGTCCATAGAAGAAAGGACAGTTTGCACTAATTCTAGGAGGGTGTATTTCATCTAACTGATTCCTCAATCATTAAACTTCCGATGTTAACTCCTCCCAATAGTCTTCCTGCGGAATTACCATTGATGTAAAGAGTAGAGCCTCCTCCTGTACCAACTCTAATACTTATTGTTTGAAGAGAAGTAGAACCCGGAATGAATTCATGTTCCATGTACATCAACTGAGAAAAGTTAGCTGCAGTTGAAGAATATCTAGCGCAAATAGCATTAGATCCTCCATTGAGAAACATAGCAATAATGATATTGTCTTGTGCGCTAGGAGCCATACTTATAGAGAATCTAACTCTGATCGAGTTACTTGTACTTTTAGGAGTAATAACTCCAGTCAGGATTCCATATCCTTCACCTATTTGAGGTATAGTATTATCAATTGGAATTACCGCGGTAGTAGAGCCGTAGGTAGTTGTTTCTGAATACGAAGAATTGACAATAGCCCCGGGTTGAATGATATTCAGCCAAGCGGTAGGGCGGCTAGCAAGATCGGTAAGATTGTTAGTCGAGATTAGGTCACCGCCACCGGGGATATTAGCCCAGCTTGGATTGGCAGAAGATCCATTAGTTTTCAGGAAGTAACCTGAAGTTCCGGGAGTCAGAGAAGACCATGACGACGCGCCACGGTAAACAACACTTCCTTGAGTAGTACCAAATTGTTTATCGAGGACAGCAGTAATAGTATTGTCACTAACGGAAGCAGAACTACCAGAGATGTTACTTTTAATGGTAGAGTCCGCAGCAGACGAAAGACTTGCATTAGCGATGTCACTCAGTGTATTAGAAGAACCAGAGATAGTTTTATTAGTCAACGTCTGTGTATCAGAGACACCAGTCAACGTACTAGAAGGAAGGGTCCTTCCACTATTGCCTACTTGCTTACCAGAAGTACCAGTGAAGATAGCTACAGCATTGTTAGTTGCTGAAGCAGGTCCACTTACTTTACCATCTAGTGCTGTCTGTGTAGAAGTAGAAATAGGTTTATTAAGATCTGAAGTATTATCTACATTGCCGAGACCGACATCAGACTTAGTAATTCCTGTAGGAGTATTGATAGTTGGAGAAGAGAAAGTCCCTCCGGAAATAGTTTTACCAGTGAATGTAACGCTAGTGGGAATGCTAATGGTAGGATTACCAGAAACACCATCGCCGTTAGTGACCGTGATTTCATTACTAGTCCCCGTTACAGTTCTTGGAGTAATAGTACTTGTTGCAGTCTTAGTCATAATGCCGTTACCAGCAGAGACTAAAGAGTTCAGAGTAGGGTCATGTGGTTGGACGTCATTATCGATTACCAAGCCGAGAGTAGCTCTAGCTGTTTCTGCATCTACGTCATCTACTAACGTTCTAGCGTATGCAGTAAAATCGGTGACATCCGCTTCACCTACTCCAGTAAAGTAAGGGAGTTTATCTTCTGATGAAGATACCTCAGCTAGTGCATTAAGCTCAGCATCAGATACTCTGAGAATGAAGTCTCCTTTAGCTCCTTGGTCAATTACTTGTAAATTATCCCCTGCAACCAACACTCTGTCGTTTATAGTAGTGTTGTCATGCTGAGCCATAATGAAGGCTCCGTCGACAACAACTCCGTTATCTACTGCTGAAATAGCATTAACGAGTTGTTCATAAGTAGCAGGTTCTTGAGGAGAGATAGCATCAGGAAGATTGATGATTCTGTTAGAATTCATATCAAGAACAGAATTCATCTGGTTAGGTTGAGTACCGTCTCTTGAGATACTGTTTTCTACCGCAGCTTCAATAATGGAATTATTACCATTGATAGCTGTGACAGCTGTAGTCTCATTCTGGAGGTTGGTTAAATCAGTAAGATTTATCTTCATATTAAGTCTTTACACAAGTCATCAATACGATGCTCTTTGGACGTGTCTCTGTTCCACCAGTGCTATTAGTAGTAAAGGTATGTTGATGGGAAGAAGATGTAGAAGTTGTGCCAGAGAAAGGATGGACATGGTGGTTGCTCGAACCTTGGGAATTAACCCACTGTGAAGCCGAGACTTCCATCACAGAACGAGTGAACGAAGTACCTCCTTGTAGTCCTCTAGTATCAGGAACAGGAAATTGGGTGTTGTGAGTATGGTCTACATCGTTATCCCCAGTATTTCCACTAATCGTATGGTTATGGCTACCATCCAGAGACGTAGTACCTGTATGTGTATGCCCAGCTAGAGTATCGTCTTGTGTCTGACCTACAGAAGTATTAGAAGTCCTTGAACGTCTGTACATACCTGCAGCAGAGAGATTAGGAAGACGGATGACTCCATTACCTAGTCTCCAAGGAGAGACAATAACTGTAGTCGTTCCAGAAGAACTTGCATTAGTGCTCATCGTTATCTGCGTAGCAGAATCGATAGTAACTACAGTGGTATCTTCTGGAATACCGATACCGTAGACGTAGTAACCTACTCGCATTGGAGTAGTAGAAGACAAGGAAGTAACGACAGCAGTATTTAGTGTTCGTGTTCCTGTCTGTTGAATTGTCATAGTGGAATACAGAGCACCATACGTAGTGATGTTGATATCACTACCGTCACACTCTAGCCAACCTTCTTGGACTACTGGCCATGCGAAGTCAGCAATCATTCCTGTAAACGACGAAGCACCGATGTTAGTCCAGTTGCCACTTCCGTTACCGTCAGCGACATAGACTTGCCCTAGAAGAGCATCGGCGGCTCCTTTAGGTTCATGAATTTCTGTTCCAGTTAATACTGAGTGTTCTATATTTGCCATATCAATCCTTTATAGGAAGGAGCCCCCGAAGGGGCTCTATCCATTAGGCTCGCGAATACTTGATGCGAATCCGAATCAGGCCATCAGTAAATGCAGTCGAAGACGTACGGCTGCAAGTAATGTAACCCTGAACGGACGTAGTACCGCCAACGAGAACACCAGCATAGGTGCCACCCTTGACAACCGTAGCCTTGGCTCCTGCCGTCATAGACGCAGTCGGAAGAGCAGCAAGGAAACCGTTGTAATCGATCTCGGTAGACCGGTCCGTCTGAACCAGTCCGAGGTCAATCGCAGTACCGGTAGCAGCAGCAGTATCGACGAAGTATTCGATCTGCTCGATCTTCATCCCGGCTGGGAAGAAGATAGTGTTGCTAACGGGAGTTTCAGACTCAGTGAGTTGTGTGAGGTCGATTTTAATATCGATGTCACGGAGTTCACCACCAACGCAGTATTCACCGCCTTTGTTGGGAACCGTCTGTTCGGTACCGTAAAGACGGTACAGACCAGCATTATCCATCCATGCCATGTATATTCTCCTTAGTTGACCTGATCGGTGTCGGTAAGGACAACGACGAGATTTTCGGGACGGAAGACCTGAATACCATACTCAGTGATCGTCAGGAACTCAGTCTGCTGGAGATCTTTGTTGAACTCCGAGTAAACCGTTGGCTGCTGACGGAAGGCACAAATCCACGGCAACGTATCACCAGGTTCAGCAGAGAAGAACTGATTAGCGACGCCAGTCGTAACCGACTTGCCGTTAACTGTTTCTGCAATGTTGTTTGGCAGATAGTTCGAGATGTAGACATCCCAACCATAGATATTGAACCGGAACTGGAAGCCAGAGACGAGACCATCAGTCGTGACGCTACCCCATTTCGGAACAGGCGACAGCAAAGACGAAATGTTGGAGTTGCTCTCGATGGCATAAGCCACGGAAGCGTCTACAACAGCGACGAGATTGCGGCATGGGACGTTAGCTTTGCGGAGAGCGTACTCAGCAAGCATGAAGTCCTTGAATGCGATGGTTTCATTGGTTCCCGATCCCACCCAGCGGTGCGCAGCACCATTGATGAGGTTCAGGTTAGATGCGGTCTGCGAGGAATTACCCCGTTCGAAGACACGAGCTTCGAACGCTTTCATGAGGGCACGGTGTTGCTCTGGGGCAAATGCAGCCTGCACTTGCGAAGACCAGAACGAATCTCGCTTGAACTTCTCGGAAATCGAGTTAGCAGAGTACTTGTACTGATCGATCTGGAACGTGAAGTTACCAGTATCGAACTTGTTGTACTTAATAGCCTGCCCTTCAGCGAAGTCAGCAGATTCTGCTTGACCAAGCCGAGGAATGTTCAGCGTCGTACCATCCGGAAAATCAGTAATCGTCCTAACAAAACGCATGGCGAAGAGATCGTCTTCGAGCATCTTCGTCAGCTGATTGCTGTAAAGATTAGCCTTAATCAGATTCTCATTGGTTGCGACTGTAAAGCCACTAGCCATGATGTAGTATCCTTGTTAAGTTAATTAGTTAATATTGAATTAGACGTTCTTGGAAGTCACCGTCATTGAAGGCAGCGCCTAGTGCGGTAGCATCTTTGAACATCTGGTTTTGAGTTTTCGGATCAAAATACTTGTAGGGTTCAGTCTTCCGCATCTTTTCATAATAGGACCACGTCCTTTTATTGACGTTCGGAGCGAAGGGGTCACTTCTGTTCCTAGATGCTGGAGGAGCTTGGAAGGTTTCTTTCTGATTGCCATTAAGACCAAGAGTTCTATACAGAACTTCTGGATGCTTACGAGCAAGATCATTGACGAAATCTACTGTCAAACCCAACTCAGATATTTGTTGTTTCAAAGTATTTGCGTAATTATCGCCATATACTTCTTTGAGTTTGCTTTGAACTGCATTGAAGTTAGCCTCTTCTTTCTCTTGCTGCTTAGCAGTCTGGAGTTTAGTAGAGACGTATTCATCAACTTTAGCCCAATCAAACGATTCGGACTTGTCTTCTGGTACGTTCTGGGTGATGTCGTTCTGAGACTCCTTGTTGGACTTAAGTTGGTCAATAAGTTCCTTAAGGGACTGTCCGGCGTTGTACTCGTCACGTAGTTTGAGGTACTCATTACGAAGTTCGTCTTGGGTACGATTCCTATGTTCGATGTACATATCCCCTTCGTATTTACCCCTAGCCATAGCACGGTGCATATCTTCATCAGAATTGTACTTGCTACGGTCATACTTCCCACCAGGTCCGGTGAGAACTTCGTAAGGGTCTACGTTGGGATCGATCTGAAGGTCTTTCTGATCAGTATTTTCTAAAAGATTCATTGTTTCTGTTGGTCCAGATTAGTTAAAGATTGTAGTTTACGGTAAACACTTCTCTGACCATTTCTGAAGGCTTGTTTGTGACTCCAATTAGGATTGTCATAACTATCAACGGAAAGTTCAGTTCGTGTAATCTCATCTTCTTCTTGTCTAAGAATCTGAGAAAGTCTTTCTAGGACTAGACGAGATCCTTTGACACTGTCAGCGAATCTGTCTTTCTCCTCTTGGGTCTTGAGGTGGTTAGTCCATTGAATAATCATTGTGGCGCTGCCTCAGGAAGTTGTGGTTGAGGTTGAGTATTAGGAGAAAGGTCGAAGTCTTCTCCCATACCCGATGCAGTCTGAGTAGCCTGTAGGGTTTGTTCTTGAAGAGCCTGAGACAATTGCTGTGCTTCAGCTTGTTCAGACAACGCTACGAATGGCATAAAGATCTCTTCTTGTTCGACATTGAATGCTTTCTCAAATAGTTTAGATAGTCGAATAGTAGAGATATGCGGTTGAATAGAAGGATAGAGAGGACTCTGAGCCATGCTGGTTAGATTCTGAATAAGCTCAGCTTGCTCTGCGAAATGCCTAGCAGCAACAGGTTTAATTCTACCGATGCCAGTGATGTCCTCTACAGATAGACTACGAAATGTAGCTGCTTTGAGTTCATCATCGAATACTTTGATAACAGTAGTTCCAGAAAGATTACGTCTAGCTAGTTCAAGCATAGCATTAAGAATACGTTCTACTACTTGCTCTTCGAATTGTTTAATCTTATTCTGGAAGACACGTGATGCAGCATTCTCAAGACGTTGGACTTCATACTTAGTCTTTTCACCTGGTGTACGGAAGCCCATCGCTTCCTTAGGAGCACCAGCCATTTCTTCCATAAAGCTCATAAGCATAGCTATGTCTTGGACGAGTTGCTGGACATTGATATTAGGTTGGACGAGGTCTACGTCTCCTTCTTCAGATACATAAATCTTTTCACCTGGCTGCCAAGTAAAGTCTTCTACGAATCCTTTAATCTTCTGGACAGGATAAGTAGACAAATCCATCATATCCGCTTTCATGTTCTCCATGTGATCCAATCGGTATTGCATACCAATGAGATTATCTAGAGGACCCATACCCCAGAGGTTGTCTTGACGACGCCTCCATGGTGCATGGAAGATAGGAGGAAATCCAAAGAAAGAAGGATTGGGTTTCTTACCGATGAGTTTATGTCTATCTACGACAGTAATGACGTGATTCTTAAGAAACGTATCGGTCTCGATATCATAGATATCTCCGTAGAAAGTCAGGATCTCTACCATATCTCCTTTGAGATAATGTTGAAAAGACGAGTAACCTTCCATAGCGTACATGTTATCCCTGTACTGCCAATCTCCGGTGTATTCATGAGCTCTGGAACGAATCTCTTTGAGATATTTCCACAGTTCTTCGTACTCTTCCCTGTTTTCATCTGTGGACATGCTCTCAAGCATCTCCTTGAGTTCACCTAATCCGATGACACTTTTGATGATCTTTGGAGAAGACTCGAAGGTTTCTGCAGTAGGGTTGAATACGACATCGAGTGGAGATATACGACGTACAATAGGTCCTACATATCCAGTCTGAATTTTATCGTCTTGATCGATACGTTGGTCTACCCAATCGACAGTAACGATGCAATTACCATAATCAATGTAATCGAGGATGATTTTATCCATCTCTGCTTTGAAAGATGGTTGCTCCATCGTCCATTGCATGTAATTAGTAATAGCATCTCTCTTCATCTTCGAGTTACTATCTTTCTCATTAGCTTCCCAGATGACTGGAACTCTGTTGGGAAACATAGTAGCTACGTAATTACTGTAGAGATTGTCTCTGATTTGGCAGAGCTTAGGAATAGTAGTCTTGTTCTTCCAAGGCAATGTCGAATTAGTTGTCTGTGAAGTATTAGTAGCATAAATATATTTACGTACTTCTTCCCACAGTTGCATAGCTGGCTGACGGGCATTGCTCCACAGAATATATTTGTTTACAATACTGGTTGCCATTCTATCTGGAGAGACTACGTCCTCTACGAGAACTACACTACCGGTCATCAGGAGACTCCTCCGAACGTAGCGTGGTAGTTATACACTGGTTGATTTTCCTTCTGGAGTTTATAAATATTGATTGGAGCTACTGCGAAGTCTATTGCTGATGCTAATGCATCTTTGATATCATCGTGTGGAGGATTCATGAAGAGAAGTTCTTCTTCCAGAGCTTGCGTATTGCCTCCGGCGTAGTGGTAGATTTGACGATTAGCATACTTAGGTTCTAGTGTGCTGAAGATACGTTCTTCTTTGCTTCCTTGCCAACGTGATGGTCTGTATTCATCTACTGAGAGAGACAAACCATTTGGACGGATGTAGTTGTCTTTGAGATCATTGACGAGTACTTGCTGAGCAGCTGTTACTTCAGCCCTGATCTTTCTGAATCCCCATTTTTCATACATCTTTAGAACACGTTTAAAGTACTCCGATGGAGTGCCTACTTTAAATCTATCGATATCTAAGACGTAGTAATTGTGACCGCCGTCTACACCGACAACCACGATACAAGTGTAGTCAGCGGTCTTTGTTGTCGAGTAAGCAAAATCAATGCTCGCTACGACGTTTAGTTTATTTCCTTTGAAGTGCCAAGTCCCCATTCTTTGACTTAGGAGGTCAGGATTATAATATTGAAATAAATTCCTGTTAATAGGAGAAGAGTCAACATCCCTAGGATCGTTATAGTACTGAGCTCTAAAATGGACTTTGTTAACATACTGCGCCCGTTTCCTCGCCAGAATCTTCTCATCGAATCCGAACCACTTGCCATCAGAACGTTGTTGTAGAGGCCATAGGAATTGACCAGTGCCGTCGCCAACACTTTCAACCGGGTATTCTTTGACTTCAAAGAGTTGAGTTCTTTCAACGACGTTTCCGTTTTCATCGAAGTGTTCGACTTCCATCTCTAGCAGGGTTGAGTACAAGTCTTTGGGATGATACCGGGTACCGACAACCCACTCTCTGGCATTAGCTCCTTCGATAGAAGACAGATAACCATACTGGTCTTTTACCTTTGCTCTGCCTTCTTCGATGTACGCATTGTCTTGAACAACCACGTCATCAAGTACGGCAATATCGCAATGTAGGCCAACGATATTACTAGTAAGTCCAGCGGTGAAGATTGACGGCTCACGGATATTTTCTTCTTTACGTTTAGGGTGATCTACTGATATTTCTTTCTGAGTCCATTGTTCTCGCTTTGCTTCTTCTTTGTTAACCATGTCAGGCCAGTAAACTCTGTAAGTATCATTCGTAAGAATGTCCTTAATGAATTTCAACTGTTT